TGGTGAAGTAGTTTTTGTAGCTACATCAGTTGGTGACTATAAAGTTATGGCTGAAGATATGCAAGAACTTAAAAGATACATAAAACAATTAGGTGAAGTCGTTATATATTATAGAAACGTTACGATGCCTAACGGTGAGAAAGGTGTCGGAGTTGGAGTACAAACTCCTGAAAATGTAGCCGAAATAAGAGGCTAAAAACTTAAAATAAACGTTTACAAATCGCACGATTTGTGGTATAATATATAATATAATGAATACAACTACTATAAATGTCACTAAACGAGATGGGTCAATAAAACCATTCGATTTAGATAAAGTTCATAAAGTTTTAGAATGGGCAGTTGAAGATATATCAGGCGTATCAATGTCTGAAATAGAACTTAAAGCTAACATACAACTATATGACAAAATTGCAGCTTATGATATCCATGAGCTTTTAATCAAATCAGCCGCTGAATTAATTTCAGAGCATACACCAAACTATCAATTCGTAGCAGCTCGTCTTATATCTTATAAGATGAGAAAAGAAGCTTATGGAGAATACACACCTCCACCATTAACTCAAATCATAGAAGAAAACATAGAGTTAGGAGTATATGATAATGAGATTGTTAATATATATTCTGAAGATGAAATTGTAGAGCTTGATGCTTATATTAAACATGAAAGAGATGATACATTCACATACGCAGGAATGGAACAATTTCGTGGTAAGTATCTTGTTCAAGATAGAAGAACAAAGAAAATATACGAAACTCCACAAATACTTTATATGATGATATCAATGACTCTCTTTGGTAAGTATAAAGAGAATAGATTAAAATATGTTAAGGACTACTATGATGCAATATCTCAATTCTATATATCACTACCTACTCCAATCATGGCAGGGGTTAGAACACCGACTCGACAATTCAGTTCTTGCGTCCTTATTGAATCAGGAGATTCCCTTGACTCTATTAATGCTACTGCTACTTCTATTGTTAGATACATAAGTAAAAAGGCAGGTATAGGAATAGGCGCCGGCTCAATAAGAGCAAATGGTGCAAAAGTTGGAGATGGTTCAGTAGTACATACTGGATTGATTCCATTCTTAAAATATTTCCAATCAGCTGTAAAATCCTGCTCTCAGGGAGGTGTAAGAGGAGGAGCTGCAACTGTATATCTGCCCTTATGGCATCATGAATTTGAAGACCTAGTAGTACTTAAAAACAATAAAGGTACAGAAGAAAATCGTGTAAGACACATGGATTATGCATTTCAATTTAATAAGCTTATGTATCAAAGGTTACTTGAAGGCGGTAATATAACTTTCTTTGACCCAAATGATGTACCTGGTTTATATGAATCATTCTTTGTTGACCAAGAAAAATTCCAAGAGTTATATGAAAAATACGAAAGAGCTCATAGTGTAAGAAAGAAATCTTTACCAGCACTTGATGTATTTCAAATGTTTTTAACTGAAAGAAAAGATACTGGTAGAATATACCTTATGAATGTAGACCATGCTAATGACCACGGTTCATTTATAGCAGAAAAAGCTCCAATCAGAATGAGTAATCTTTGTTGTGAAATTGACTTACCAACAACTCCTTTAAACGGTCCTGATGATAAAGATGGAGAAATATCTTTATGTACATTATCAGCTATCAATTGGGGACTTATAAACGAGCCACATGAATTTGAAAAATATTGTGACTTAAGTGTAAGAGCTCTTGATGAGTTATTAGATTATCAAGGTTATCCAATACCAGCTGCTGAAAGAGGTACAATGAATAGAAGACCTTTAGGCATAGGTATTATCAACTTAGCTTATTTCTTAGCAAAAAGAGGACTTAAATACGACGAATCAGCATATAAGATTGTTGATGAATATGCTGAAGCATGGTCATATTATTTAATAAAAAGTTCAGCAAACCTTGCTGCTGAGAAAGAAAAATTGATATATAATACAGATACGAAATATTCTTTAGGAATACTTCCAATCGATACTTATAAGAGTGCAATAGATAATCTTGTAGAGTACAGAGAACGTTTACCGTGGGAAGATTTGCGTAAGCAACTCAGAGAAACTGGCATCCGAAACTCGACTCTAATGGCTTTAATGCCAGCCGAAACAAGCGCTCAAATAAGTAATAGTACAAATGGTATTGAACCTCCAAGAGCTTTAGTATCATATAAACAGAGTAAAGATGGAGTTATGGCGCAAGTTGTGCCTGGTTATCATCATCTTAAAAATAAGTATGACCTTTTGTGGGACCAAAAATCTCCTGAAGGATACTTAGCTATATGTGGTATATTACAAAAATATATAGACCAAGGAATCTCTGTTAATACATCTTATAATCCAGAACACTATGAAGATAATAAGATACCAATGTCAGTGATGATACAAGATACTGTCACTGCATACAAATATGGTTTAAAACAACTATATTACTTTAATACTCATGACGGCGCAGGTGAAATGAAAGAAGATGAACATCATACGTATGATGGAACAGAAATAATAGATGATGAGGACTGCGATTCATGCAAGATATAAACAGTAAGCCGTTAAATGACAAACAATGGCAAGATTCTACTGATGGTTGGGTAAAGACCATGAACGAATCAAAAGAAAGAAAAGAGAAAAATAAGTTAGATTACTGTAAACACGACGACTTTGAATGGTGCGAGCTCTGTCATTTCGACGAACAAGGAGAAAAGTATGATACAGAATTTAATGACTACGAAGCAGGCGATTGGTGTATGTTACCAGACGCAGACATTTTTGATAAACATATAGATAAATTAAAGGACCTTGAAATTGGCAATACTACAGAAAAATAAAAAATCACATCTAGAAAAAAATATGTTTTTAGACGAACCAGTTGACGTTGCTCGTTATGACCAACTTAAATATCCACAAATAGATAAAATTACAGAAAAACAACTAGGATTCTTTTGGAGACCAGAAGAAGTAGATGTATCAAAAGACAAAAAAGACTTTGGAGAATTAACTGACCATGAACAACATATATTCACATCTAATCTCAAAAGGCAAATACTTTTGGACTCTGTACAAGGTAGGGCCCCGAACCTTGCTTTCTTACCTATATGTTCGTTACCCGAAGTTGAAAACTGGGTCGAAACCTGGTCGTTTTTTGAAACTATACATTCTCGTTCTTATACTCATATTATTAGGAACATTTATGCAAACCCATCGATAGTATTTGATTCAATGCTTGATGTAAAAGAAATTATGGATTGTGGCTCTGATATCGCAAGATACTATGATGATTTAATAACAGATAATAATTCAGCCACTAATAAAATGCAACATAAGACATCATTATATATGGCAATGCTTTCAGCGAATGCTCTAGAAGGAATACGTTTTTATGTTTCCTTCGCCTGCAGTTGGGCATTTGCTGAACTTAAAAAGATGGAAGGTAATGCTAAGATTATTAAGTTTATAGCAAGAGATGAAAATACTCATCTTGCAGCAACTACTGTTATGATTAAGAATCTATTAAAAGAAGATAAAGATTTCGAAAAGATAGCTAAAAAGAATGAAGAACAAGCTATTAAATTATTTGTAGATGTTATTGAACAAGAAAAAGCATGGGCAAGATACTTATTTAAAGATGGTTCAATGATTGGTTTAAACGAAACAATATTAGAAAATTACGTAGAATGGATAGGATGTAAACGAATGAGAGCAATAGGTTTACATTGCCCATACACAGTTCCTCAGATGAATCCACTGCCTTGGACGGAAAAGTGGATATCTGGAGGAAACGTACAAGTCGCTCCACAGGAAACAGAAATAACTTCATATATAACTGGTGGAGTTAAACAGGACGTTGATGATTCAACATTAAAAGGATTAAGCTTATGAGAGAATTAGGAATGACATTATTAGGATGTTTGGCAATAGGATTATTTTTTGCAATGAAAGTATATCCAAATCTAGAATACTCTGGATATGGTGGAGGACATTCATGCACAGGAGAATGCTACGAAGAATATGTAAGAATAAATGGAACGAGTGTAGATATATTAAAAGCAAAACAAGCTCTTGCTGCAATGGATGAATTTAGTGCAATTAAACCTTTATGGTCAGGTTGCGCAGCATGCCACGGTCAACAAGGCGAAGGTATGGCAGTGTTTCCAAAACTTGCCGGTCAGTCAGCTGATTATATTACTGATAGATTAAATACGTATAAAAACAGAGGAGAAGTTGGACCTATGAGTTCGACAATGTGGGCTCAGGCTGGAATGTTATCAAGTGCAGATATGGAAATGCTAGGTAAATATATAGAAACGCTATGAGCAAAACAACTGAAGAAAAAGTACTACAAGCAGTTAACCTTGCACCAAGTGAAGACATTGTAGAAAGATTAACAGAAATACACCCAATGAGGCAGATATTTTGGGCATCAATAATTCAAGTCTCTGTATTTGGATTTATGCTCTTTGCATTTTGGGCAATAAATTTAGGATTAAAAACATGATAGAAATATATGGAAAAACGCAATGTCCTTATTGCGATATGGCAAAACAACTATGTCAACAGGAAAAATTAGATTATAGTTATAATCAATTGGATGTAGATTTCACAAGAGAACAACTCTTTGAACTTTTTCCAGGAGCAAGAACTTTTCCACAAATCAAAATCGATGGACAATCGATTGGTGGTTATGTAGAATTAAAAGAGCATGTTGCTGGCAGAAGAACTCTGCTTACTGAAGGATGATTTTAGAATGTGAATATTGCTATTCACGAATAGTGATTAAACCAGATGAGCCTATTAAAATAAATTTTTGTCCACATTGTGGCGAACCTACAGATGATTCAGAAGAATTAGACTTTAATGAATAATTGGATATATCAAGGACTAAAATTTACTCCTGATGAACCTTTTACATTTGAAAGATATGGAAAGGATTGGTATGGATTTGTATATTGTATAACTAATCGAGCTACAAACAAAAAATATATAGGCAAAAAATTCTTTTGGAAGCCTAAAACATTACCTATAACTAAGAAAAGAAAAAGACGTCAAAGACTTAAAGTCGAATCTGATTGGCGTACATACTATGGTTCTAATAAACACTTACAAGAAGATGTACTTAAAATGGGAGAAGATTTTTTTTATAGAGAAATAATCTACCTGTGTAAAACTAAAGGTGAGTGCGCGTATTATGAAGCAAAAGAACAATTTGACAAAGAAGTTTTATTAAGTGAAGATTACTATAATGGTATAATCAATTGCAGAATTGGTGGGAATGCAGTAAAAAACTTAAAATAATCCTTTACATTTGCTCAAAAGTATGGTATAATATAGGTATATGACTAAAAAGTATAAAGATAATGTTATTCAATTTCCAACGAAAGAAGAATTAACGCAAAAAGAAGAATCAGAAATCCTAGACGAATTAAGTAATGAATGTGTAGAATCATCTCATATACTTATGGAAGTGATGGAAGAGTTTATCAATACTGGTCAAGTAAGTGAAGGGTTAATGGATTTAAATTTCAGAGATGAAACAGTCCAAGAATCTAGAGATATGTTTGTTATAGTAAATTTATTAAATGCAATGTTTAATCGTTATTATGGTATACCTCATGGTCTACATCAAACACTTGATAATGCTTATATAAAAGTAAAAGAAATGATTCTTATTAATGAAGAAGCAAATCATGATTTAGCTGATTTTGTATTCACACCAGAAGGTAGTGACCAAGAAATTCTCTTTACTCCTGATTTTGATTTAGACCCACCGGAAGAGGACCCAGATGATACTAATTGATTATTCACAAATCGCACTATCTAATATAATAGTGCAAAAACTAAATGATGAAAGCATGATAAGGCATATGATACTTAACAGTATTCGAATGTATAACAAAAGATATAGAGAAGAATATGGACAACTTGTTATA